TCTGCTTGCTTAAGTTAGGAACAAAGAGCAAAAGGAGAATACTGATAATGAGAAGCACGACCAACATTTCAATCAAGGTTACTAAAATTCCTATTTTTTTGATACTGCTTTAACATGAGCTTTAATCTCCTTACTACGCTGTAGCAACTCACAGGCTAGCTGGTAGTTGTCTAGTTCCTCATCTGCCAGGACTAACTGCCACAGCTTGTAGAACTGCCCTCGGTGCTTGATGTAGACCCTACTCCAGTGCTCCACGCCATAGCTAGAATACTCAATGCGGTCAAGTTTGATACGTTTGATTTTAGTCATTTTATTTCCTCCTTGCCTAAATATTCGCAAAAGGTCACAAAAAATGCGAAAAAAGCCCTAGGAATTTTCCCAGGGCTCCATTTGTATTCGGAGTTTATCGTTCCCAGATTACACCGTTGTCAGCATAAGCAATATAATCCACACCGTCGATAGGCTTAATGCCACGACCTTCAATTAGTAGGTCTCCGTCTTTATCTCGCCAAAAGTCGAGCATGTCAGCCACATCTTCCCAAGGCTGTTCTTTTAGCTCATCGGCATATACGTCTTGAATAAGTTCTTTGATTTCTCTTTCTGTATCAGTCATGAGTGCGTCCCTTCTTTCTGCAATTAACCCCTCTAGCTCATTCAAATCCGAACCCGTAGCATGATTTCTGATAAAGCTACGAGCTGATGAACGTTTGGACAAGTAGTTCCTATGCTCTCTATTTTTTTGATTCCACTTCTTAGTGGCTTTTGATTGTGCGTCCATTATCTACTCACTTTCCAACTGGGGTTATTTCATGCATTTAGTTCCTTTTTTGCGTCCTGCTCTATAAGCTGATAGAGTTACTTTTCCAGAAATGTTTACCCAACAGTTAAGTTCTTCGCTGTACTCGTAAGGATAACTAGTTACTTCTGAATCGTTCTCGCCTTTTTTCACTCCTCGGATAATTTTTCCGTTTTCTACGTACACGTTTTCACCATAAACCACGTGCCAACCATCTTTAATTTGTGCCATTTTACTTTACCTTGAGAACTTCTTTTGTTCTCCCTTTCTTTATCTTACATGTATATTATAGTACATATACTATATATTGTCAACACTTTTACCAAAAATATTTTATTTTTTTGCAAAATAAAAAAAGAGCTATGAGATAACCTCGTAGCTCTTTGCCTATGATGGATATTCATTATAACACGAAAAGAGCCATCTCTCAAAGAGCCCTTTTTGGTAAGCAGCTGCTGCAACCATTCCAGAGGTTCCATCGGGCTACGTACACATAGTCTACATGGCGCTGAACTCAATCAGTCTTTGGAACGGTCAAGGTTTACTTGCTGTAGGTATATTATACCACAAAAAACCCCCGCGTCAGAGCGTATCTGTCCATAAAGGATGCGGAGGGATTGTCATTGCGCATTTTTATTATAACATAATTTTATAACAAATAAAAAAGACAACCACAGGGTCATAGGAATTCTAAGCTTACGCCTACTCCCATTCGGGAACCCAGAGCTAATCCTTCGTCAGCTATCTTTTTAACCATTATAACACAAAAAAGCCCCAGCAAACGCTGAGGCTTCGACCACTACTGCCATGGTATCCCTACTGCAGTGTGAGGGGAGGTGATATACTCCTTTTCGTTTTTTAGTTTGCGTGGTCTTGATTAAGCGAATGAACCGAATGATGTGGTACGACGGCCATTCTCTGATTGACCGACTGCCACATATCGACGATTTCCAGACCCGCCAATGTAGCTAATCCAGATATAGCCGTCAACATCACACCAGCCATCATAGTTGATAGTTTCGCCAGCTCCATAGACTGCCACGATTTCAGCGCCTAAACCGGCACCAGTTCGAGCATTAAGGGCTGATACTTCAACCGTGAATGTTCCGGTTTCCTCGTTAATAGTAATTATACCATCAAACGGGGCTGGGGTTGGTGCAGGGGATTGTGATTGGCTATCCGTTGGGAAGTAGAACCATCCTACGATGCCGTCAAAATTGCGTGTGTTGTAACGCGCAGGACCGCCAATATACAAGCTATCAGCGTTGCCGTCAATATTCTGCTCGATAGTTCGCATGGTGTAGCCGTCTGAATCTTCGATAACCAGACCAGTGTGACCGTATGGGTGCCCGTAGATGTAAGTCGTATCCATCACGAATACAGCACCACGGCGTGGACGGCTGTCAAGGTTGCCTTCTTGGTTATACTCTACTTCGTAGCCTACTGCTGCCGCTGAGTTGAGCAAGTCAATGGCGTTCCCCCAAAGAGCTCGGCCAAAGAAGTTAATTGAGATAGAGTTAGGCAGGTCAACACATTGTGTTCCCCATGCTCCGTCCGCATCGGTACCGACACCAGCATCAGCTAAGCCTTCCGCAAATTGGATAATGTCGTTATCTGTTGCCATATCAATATCCTCCCTTATCATTTCGTGGTTGGTGGTAGTTCAATGCTTGCTCGCTATCACCGACACCCTTAGTTGTTGGGTCTGTCACGATACCCAAAATCACCAAAATCACAACAAAGGTGTTAACACCCTCTTGAATGTTGGTTGGGATGTGAAGCCCGAACTGTTGCAGCATAAGGAACGCTGCTGAGATGAGAGCTACTAGAGTAGCCTTGTTTTGTAATCGTAATTTAAAATTAATCATTGTCATTATTCTCCTTTTCTTCTTTTAAAAAGAACTTCTCTTTATCAATGTTTTTCTTAATGTATTTGTCGATATACGGGATTTCCACCCCTAGAGCCGATAGGCTGGCCAAAATACTAGAGCCGTAAGCTGCTATCATAGCGAAGATGAATGTATCAACGACACTCGTCAAATTCATGAAATTAGCAAACGGATAGAATATTGCGACGAATATAATCATAGAACCGTGGCTGACTGCCCCTTTGCGGAACTTTGAACTTGAAAGCTCATGATAGGCCCAAGCTCTGGACACGCCCACAGCGATGTCCGAAAAAATAATCACCATGAGAATGGCCACCCAAGGGTGCTCATCAATACCGTGCTCGTAGAAGTCACGAACAACGTTTAAGAGCTCAAAAATTCCATCTGGTTGTTTCAACTTTTACCTCCAATCTAGAACAGGAAATTCTTGATAATTTCATCCGCAATGGCCTTGTGTCCTAAGTCCCCTGGGTGGCTAGCTACACCAGCATTGGTAATAGTGTAGTTAGAACCATCTGGGAGTCTCAACACCTTGCCCATCTCTGACTTGTATTTAGCATCCTTAGAATACTGATAGATGTCAACGAATGTAACATCCAGTGGTTTACAGATACGCTTGATTCTATCAACGAAGTCCGGTGAAGCGTAGTAGATACCGACCCAGTAGATTAATGCCTTCGGAGAAGCTGTTCTAATCCAGTTAACGAGGTTTGGAATATCCGTTTCAAGGTTCTTCCGTTTTTCATCGGTGTTGAGGTTGTCACCGAATTGCAAAATGACAATATCTGTATCATTGCTTAATGATTGCTTCATTTTACTGTCGAATGTCCCACGTCGGTTATTTGGGTCAGATTCCCAATCTGCACCATTCCCACGCTCTACTACTGCGCTAGGGTTCTTAGATAAGATGTAGTTCTTAACCAATGTGAAGTAGTCTTTGTCTGGCGCACTAGCAGCCATACCCATACCCTTAAGCCATGGGTGGCTTAGGATTGAGTTACCAAACACCGCTACACGGCTAGGAATGTTTGAAACCGTTGATAGATTACCGTTGTTATCGACCAACAAGCGGAACTTAGTCCCGTTCGGGCTTGTGATCATCGGAGTTTTCTTAAAAAGCTCCAATTCCGTAACAATTGGTTCAATCTTATCCGTTTTTTGTTTCAAGACCTCTACTTTTTCAATTGCACTCTCGTTTGCCACACGATAGCTAAACGGAATCGCTTGTCCTGTTTCATACATAATCTTTCCAGAATATCCGGCATTATTAGTAACATGTTGAGCGTCTTGAATTAAATTACGCTCACCCTTTGAGGCGTAAACCTTATTATCTTTCGCTTCAAAAAAGAGTTGCTCACCGTAGAAGATTTCTCTATCCTCACCTCGAACATTCAGCGTATTGTATCCAGCTGAGAGTTGTTTTTGGAAAATTCGAGGGGATACAATCAAATCGTTCTGGTCGATGTTACCGATAGCAAAATTGTATGTCCCTGCGTCCTTAACGTAGACATCGATAGTATCGATGAAACCACGGCTCTTCTCCCATTTTTTGATAGGACTCATATAGCCGAGATTGTTAATCGTCGTTGACTGTGTTGAATCAATACCAGTAATATCTGCCCCAAATTGAATCCTAGACGTATCTGGCATGACGAATGGCACCTTAGAAGCGATGGCACTAGAGCCAAAATCGAGGTTCTCAAGATAGTGAGCTTGAGCATTTCCGCCTTGGATGACCTTCGTAGGATTGTCTGACGTCAAACGGCTAATCAGAATATAGCCGTTTTCAGCTGGCGTAAAATCTTGGTTAACTAATACGTCTGTAGTAGAGAATGTTTTAAGCTTCTTCCCTGAAATATCGAAGTAATGAGTGAACACCCCACGGACATTTTTCAATCCATAAGTCTGCCCTGCTTGCATGTAAATCTTGGGATAAGTACCCCAAGTAGATGCGTCGTAAGTGCCGTTTCCGTTACCAGACCAAGCCTTACCTACTTTAAATGTGCGTTCATCAACCAGCTGCTTAACGATGTTGACGAAACTCAATTCTTCTGGTTTGACATTCAGCGTCAATTTAGGAATTTTAAGCGAGACATAGCCGTCAGGCAAGTTCGAGAAGTCAACGTTTGCTTTTTTCAACTCATCAAGCGAAGCATTAAACACCCTAGCGGTCTCGTCTGGTTTAGAAGATACATATAGCATACAATCTTCTGGTGGTGTGTATTCGGTAGTTACCAAATCATCAGTTTCTGAGAATTTTTTAACCAGTCTGCTGCCATCGCTTGAAATGGCAAACGAAAATATCCCGCGGATGTTTGACAAGTAGTACTTATGTCCTTTTTTTATTGGGACTGGCATGAATCGAAGCCATCCAGTAGAAGACCATGTACCGATCGATGTGTTATTCCAGAGATAGACTGAGCCTTCAATCTTATCTCTTAGAAGTTGCTCAATTGATTCCGTGAAGTCGATGTTATCGGCTGTCACCTCATCAACATTCAAGCCTCTAGATTGGTAAACACCGCCCTCGGTCCATCGTCTGCCACTCTCATTAAAGTAGTACCATTTCCCGGTATTGCTTGCGACCACGATACCATTAGCACCGTTTGGGTAAGTACGCTGAATCTCCTCCAACGAGCTTAGAACGGCCTTTGGAGCGCTAGAGGAAATGGCATTAAGTTTTGATTCAATCCACTTCGTGCTCGCTTTCCCATCAAGGTTTTGGGCCATGTTGTCGAGACGCTCTGAGAGTGTATTGAAGGTGTCTCTTGATTTAACGACTTCCATGTCGGTATTTCCGCCCTTAGTAGCGTCGTTGTATGCTGTTTCTATACCGAGGGCGATGGCTTCACGGACATCAGCCCCTTTTGTTTTTTTGCGGATAGCGTCAACAAGGACGCTGATTTTATTAGTTTTTTCAAGAGGGGTCACATCATCGTATAGATTCAAGCGCCCCTCAGCTTCAGTTTGTGGCATTAAGCACCTCCTAATTCATTTCTTAAACGTGCAATTTCAGCTTCTAACTCACTGATACGTTGAGCACGCTCTTGTTGACTCATGTTAAACGCTGAAAGTTTAGCGTCGTAATCAGACTTAGCGACATTGTAGTCAGCGAGAGCTCTGTTGTATGCTTCTTTTTCGGATTCTGTCGCATTAGTTGCCAGCGTTTTCGGAGCCTTGGGCTCAACAGGTTTAGACTGACTAGCGGATTTAAGCGCAGATAACTGAGCATTTAACTGCTCTAGTTTCTTCTGCTTAGTAGCTATTGACTGGTCTAGTTTGAGTTTTTCAATCGAGCTATCAGCTTCTTGCGTTTGTAATTGATAAGCTGATAGTGATTGAGATTGTGAGCCGATTGTTAAATCGACTGTTTGTGGATTGAGTATATCAATCTTCTTCTCTAAGATTTGCAATGTTTCAATTCCAGACAACGGTGCATTGATAATCTTGTGCTTGTTTCCAATCCTGAACTTGCTATATCGACTATCAATCAAATAGCGTTCAACTGCCGAAATTGTCCATTTAGCTAGTGCAATCTTCTGGTTTCTCAAATACTGCTTACCACGAGCCAAGAGAATGCTAGGGTTGTCAATCTCTGTCCAGATGACTGATTTCCGAATGAAACCAAACTCTTTTATCAGCTCTTCGTCAGCCAGATACATCTTCCCATCATTCACACTTCGGATATCGAGCTGAGCCCGTGTCACGTCCGGACTCTGGTTCTCCTCTTGCCCTTGATTTTGACTCTGCAAGTCTGCACCAATCGGAACAATGATGGTTGCTAAACCGTCAAAATCGACCTCTCGACTGGCCGATTTGATATTTTGACCTAGCTTGATTGGGCTCTCTTTGGTAACTCCAACATCTTTAGTCCAGTCCACATACAATCTTGTATTGAATTCTCTCAACGTGAGATATCCGCCGATATTATTAACAATACGCTCTTTGACCGTGTCCCAACTCGAATCATATCCGATATAGCGGAAAGGGCGGTCTGATTTACTGTGTACTGTGATATTTCGAGGAGTTATCCGCTTAAACTCCTCGATTTGAGAGTTAGCAGATTCAAGGATTATCTTAAAATACTCCTCAGCTCCATTGTTTGGAAGTTTTTGAAACCACTGAGCAGAATCGTGGAGATATGACAAAAAGTCTTCGCAAACAACCTTTTGAACAAATCCGTTCGTTGACATCTCATTGGCCATCGTTAAAACTCGACCTACAAACTCAACTTCGTTATCTCTTAAATTAACGACTTCGATGATTGATTTAAACTGAACCATCTTCTGGTACATCGTATGGTCTAACGGAATTGCAAACTCTAGCTCATGGATGCTGTTAACCGCTTGCTTGATTTCACCGTGCACGATCTTGTTACCTCTCGGACTGTATGGGTCGTGGATAACTCTACGGCTTGCAGCTGTTCGGTTAAGCTTATCCCAACGCCTATCAAGGAAGCTAGGCCACCAATAAATGGCATAGCCTGCTTTTTTTGCTAAACCAGCAGGACGCTCTGGAACATTTATCTTTTTACCATCAAGATACTCTTTCGAGCCGTTTGAAGTAACTACGTAGAAGTGAGATTGATATGTACCACTGTCGCTGTTATGGTCGACTGAATTAATGGTACAGTACCAATCATCGCCCCATTTTAGGGCATCGTACCAGACAAGGTCGTCTTGCCCAGATTCTTCAGACCAGGTCGGAACTTGTAGGCCAGATATGCCATTACTAGACCTTAGGCCTTTAACTCGAATAGCGTAGCCTGTGCTACTGATGTTAAAAACTTCAATGCTATCACAAGATACTGTCATGCCATCACCTCATTTGAGTAGTGCATTGCTACTGTGCCATTTCCTTGTGCTTCGAAATAATTGATTCCGATATCAAGAGTCAAGGTGAAATCTCTATTTTCACCTTTGCTGAGATGGTAAATTGTCCCATTAGCGTCTTTCAAGGTGATATCCTCACTACAGATGATTACTGGACTGATTGATGTATCTCCAGCATTAACAAAGTAAACGGGTGTCTTCTTCTTCTCATAGCCCAAGTACCACTTAGTCCATGTTGAATTATCGTTCTCAAAGTCGAATGTGTCCCAAACGTCATCGAAATATTCATCCTCATGAAATGCGAATGGATAGCACTTGAATGTGATTGTAGCTACCAGATTCTTCTTAATCGGGTCGTCTGCTACTTTGATATGCTTAATCTTTGCCATCCAGTAATATTTACGGTCGTGGGTATCTCTCAACTTGCGTTGTGTTTTAGTAACCATAGCTGACTTAATGTGTCGTTCTGCAACCTTACGATTCTCGTAAGTTGTAAATGGCAACTTGAACTCGTATGTAATCTCTCTTGATTCAAATACACGCTCACCAAGAGCACTAGAGAAGTCAAGTTCCCCTTGCATATAAGGGATAGACTCGACAATCTCTTTTTCGTCTGGTGTGGGTGCTTCACGCTTCTGAAGGTACCAACCAGCGTCACGACTATTAAAATCGCCGAACTCTATATACTCTTTAATTTTAGTAATCACAATCTGTGTCGTCCTTTCAATGTTTTAATCATATCAATAGCACTGTTGAAGTTATTAACAGTGCCACCGACCAAGGCACTAGTATCAAGCACCATGTTTTGGCCTTGTGCTACTTGCTCTTTCAAGTCCACAAGAGCGTCAATCACATCATTAAGCAATCCAGCTGAGTGTGCAGCATAGGCTTCTTGACGTGCTGAAATCGTAGCGTCTGGCGTTTTATCTCGCAAGACTTCCATCTTAAGCTGACTAGCCATGTTTGAGGTAGCACCCGTAAGCATTGCATTAGCTCGAACATTGAAACCATTTACTTGGTCACGGATGTAATCAAGGCTATTAGCCACCTCTGGGGCTGAATCGTCGATACCTCGAGCGATACCAAGACCAATCCACCAACCAACTTCATCACGGAATAGGTGAGACGGTGACTTGATTATGGCTTTTGCTTTTGCTGCACGCTCAGCTTGAGCCACGAGGGCGTTGGCTGCTGCTGTAACCGCTCCAAGAGCAGAACGCATCCCGTTAGCAAGGCCTTGGCCGATGTAAGCACCAGCTGAGTGGAAAGCTCCGTAACCAGACCTTGCTGCAGCCGCTGCTTGGTTAACTGCCGATTGAGTGACTGACACCAACTGTTGTCCGCTTGACTGCATAGCTGAAACCATTTGAGCGCCGCCTGTTCTGACTGCTGCTACCACTTGGTTCATACCATTTCGAACTGCTGAAACAATCTGATTCATGAACGCTTGTGTGCTAGCGACCATTTGCATACCGCTAGAGCGTAGTGCTGCAGTCATTTGCATAGATCCAGACGTTACCGCTTGGACGGCTGACATCATGCCGGCACTAACTGCCATGCCTAGTGACATCATTGTCGCCTGCAATGTCATTGCCGCCGCTCCGACTGTAGCGAATACACTAGCTAACATCATGACTTGAGCACTTACGACTGCTAGGCCTGCTCCCGCCATTTGGGCTGAGCTAGCAAGCATAGCAAGCTGACTAGATACCATGGTAGCCATCATGGAAACCATGCTGAAACCAGTCTGAGCAGTCATGAGCTGAGCACCAAACATGGTCACTGCTGAGCCTGCCATCATGAGCTGTGATGTCATTTGCATCAAGCTAGTGGCAAACATCACGAATTGAGTGTTTAGCATGGTCAATGAAGTACCAATCATCATGAATTGCGTACCAATAAGCGTTAAGCTAGTCCCTAGCATAGTTGAGCTAGTAGCCATCATGGTCATGCTCGTAGTGATCATAGTTAACTGAGTAGCTAACATAGTTAAGCTATTAGTTAGCATAGTCATGCTTGAGCTGATAGAAGTCATGCTAGCAGTCAATGTCATTGAAACTGTACTGAACTGAGTTAATCCAGTAGCAGCAACCATTAAGGCTGGTGCTAGTGTCATGATTTGCGTTCTAAAAGCAGTGATAGGGGCTACAATAGCCGTTAAACCAGCAAGCGATTGGCTAGCTTGATTTGAGAACGTACTAAATGCAGTACCCGCTGTGCTTAGCAGTGACTGCAGGTTCGTGAATGAGGACTGAATACTTGTGATTGTACTTGAGAAATGGCTTAAACCTGCAACAGCACTAGATGCTGAACTAGACACCTTACTCATACCATTACCAAGGTTGGCCATACCGGTACCAGCTTGAGCTAGACCAGCGGAATTGTTACCAATTGACCCAACTCCTTTGGCTACTGCTGCAAGAGATGCAGCCATGTCACCGAGATTTGTGTTGGTAATTTTAACAACACCATCAGCCAACTGGTTGAATCCTGCACCAGCTTTCTGAGCAGCATTACCAATTGAATTGAACACATCAGCTAATCCATCGAGTACCGACCTAATGGCACTACCCATTGACTCAATCACTTCTGAAACACCTTCGAACGCTGACTTGATACCGTCTCCGATACCTTGTGCAGCTGTGCTGATTGATGTACCAACCGACTGCACAATATCGGCAATGCCTTGCAATGCTGTCCCAATAGCTGAACCGATAGAACTGATGACGTTTGCTACACCGCCAAGAGCTGTAGCGATACCTTGACCGATACCCATTGCAGCGGTGGCAATTGCCATACCAGCAGATTGAACCACGGTTGCTATACCTTGCAATGTAGTGCCAATCACGCCACCAATCGCTGAGATAATCGGCGCAATCTGACCGATGATTTGAACGATACCAGTAACGATTGATTGTAAGATAGGCGCAAGAGTTTGGACGACTGTAACAATGGCGGAAATTATCTGACTAATGACTGGTGCCATCGTTTGAATGACTGTTACAATCCCTTGAATCAAGGCCATAATGACCGGTGCCGTTGCTTGAATAGCTTGGACAATCACTTGTAAGACCATTGCAATCTGTGGCCCGAATTGTCCAATGACTTGAGCAACTTGAACAATGCAATTCGCGATAACCGGTGCGATTGCCACAATGGCGTTAGCGATTATTTGAGTTACTGCCGTGATAGTATTACCGATAATTTGGACGATCGGAGTAATTGCTGTGGCCACTTGGCTGATAGCTGAGCCTATAGCAGAAACTAGTCCGCTGAATGCACTAATAATAGCTGGCAATGTTCCCAAAATAGAAGTAAAAGCAGTACCAAATGCCGTAATGGCTGGGGCTGCGTTACCAATAGCTGTACCAACGGCTTCAACGAGTGGTGAAAGTTTGGCAAGCCCTGGCGCAGCTTCACCGACCGCCTTAATGACGATGCCAAATGCCGTTCCAAAGGCTTCAATAACGGTACCCATCGCACCACCAATGGCCCCTACAACGGTGCTAATTGCACCACCTAAAGCTCCAAGGATTTGCGAAACGCCTTGGGATTGAGTAGCGAGCAAAGCGAGTGAAGCAACAACAATAGCAATAGCGGCACCAATTCCGACCGCTGCGATTGCGGCTGAAGTTCCTAAACCTGCCAACGTTGAAAAACTTAAGCCTTTCAAACCTTGCAAAACTGCTTTAAGTCCTTGGCCAAAGCCTTTAAAAGCAGTTGATAGCCCCGTTCCGATGCCTTTTGCAGCCGTTGAAATGCTAGTCCCTGCTGATTTAATGATATTGGCCATTCCACTGAATAACTGAGTAATAGTTGACTTAGAACGTCTAGCGCTGTTGGCAGCTTGTTCTGTTCCTTCTGCTGCATCCTCCCCAAACTTCTTGAATGGATTTAGACTCTTGATGAAGTCCAATCCTTTCAATGCAACACCTACCGCTGAAATCCCAGCCTTGGCAGTCATAAAACCTGCTACCATTGCCAGAATACCGCTAGTGATACCGTTTAAGATTCCCGGCGGAATTGCACTGATAAACCTAGATATTGCTGAAATAACTTGAGATATCCAGTTTACGAGCGTTCCAAGTGCTGAGCCAATGCCTGCAATGATTGACTGCATTTCTGAGCTACCCAGCACCTCACTGAAAGATGAACCGATAGCCTTGAGGGCATTCCAAGAATCTTGCCATGCTGCTTTAAACGATTGAAATGCCCCAGTATCAGCAAACGAGCTGATGAAACTTCTGACTGATGTTGTAGCAACGTTCAAGGCTTGTGAGATTCCGTTGGCGATATCACCAATCACCGAACCAATACCCTGCATAAGCTTGCTACCATCAATCTTGCTAAATAGTTGCTTGATGGAGCTACCAATGTAAGTGAAGGTAGCACCAAGGTTTTTCAAGGCTCCTGTATTAGAGAAACCCTTCCAAAGCGAAGACAACCCACTGCCAATCTTGTCAGCAATGCCGTCGAAATCAATATTTTCAAGTGCATTCGTAAGTCCAACGACTGCCTTGATACCAATTTGATTGAGTTTTTCAAACTGTGGCATCAATTTAATACCGATAGACTCTTTCATGCTATCGATAGCATCGTCAACTGTCTTGAACTCTGTTGCCATCTTACTGAATACTGGGTTATTACCAACTTTAGCGATAGCGTTGAAGAAATCCTCGGTCTTAATCTTGCCGTCCTGGACAGCTTGAACCATCTCATCAGCGCTCATACCCATTTCCTTGGCTACCGCTGCGATACCGGCTGGCGTTTGTTCGAGCATGAGCTTAAAGTCTTGCCATTGCACTTTAGGCTTAGCAGCCATTTGGGTTGCTTGTTGACTCAAAGTCTTCATGGCCTGTTTTGGATTCTCAGCTGCTGCCGCAAGACCACCAAAGCCCTTAACGAGCTCCGTTGTATTCTTCGTTCCGACCGCTGCTAATTGTGAGTAAGTAGAAGCCATGTCGGACGCTGAATAGATGGTCTTGGTTGCAAAGTCTTGCAACTCGCTCTTAACTTGCTTGATTTGGGCGGTAGGCATGCCGATTTGTTGCATGTTCCCATCAAAGGTCTTCCATGCTTTTGTTGCGCTATTAAGCTCACCGACCATCGACTTCATGCCACTGCCAATGGCACTAATACCGCCCATGATAGCGCCACCGATTAAGTTAGCACCTAAAACTGATTTGAATACCGAACCAACTTTACCAGCTGAACCCTTAAGCCCCTCTAGTGAACCCTTAATGCGTTTAGCCCCACTTTCAGCGTCCTTACCATCGAATAACGCCTTGATGGTGACCGTACCATCTGCCATAGATTATCCTCCTTTCTAAAATTCTTCTTCATACTCCTCCTCTTCCTCGATAATCTCGTTGGGGAGAGCATAATCTTTCTGAAGCCTACGCATTTCTTCTTTGTATTCTGCCGAGTCGCCCTTTTGTGGCTTCCACTTACGAATTTTGATGACTTCCATCAATTTAGTGCCCTCTGGCAGTCCAGACAGTAGAGCGTTGAATTTTTTCCAATGCAGTTTCCCTTGGACATCGAACAAGTCAATGCCGTAAGCTTGCATAAACGAAGCATAGATATAGTCACCATCGTATCGAATGTCATAAGGAGCCCTTTGTTTCGTATCATCGCTTGCCGTGGTCTTCATCGGATTCCCAGCTAAGTCATACTCAACATGATTATCCTCAACGTCTGACAAGCTGATATGTTCTTCAAATAAGGATTTGAAAATCTTTGATAATTCCTCGACGGAGAAATTTTCAAAAGCGTCGTTAAACGCCTTGGCTTTTTCCTCTCTAGTCTCACCTTCAAGGCTCTTGCTGATTAGCATCCGAATAGCGAAATGCGGTTTGACATACTCTGGTATATCTTCATCCCTCATCATTTCAAACATTTTTAGGACGGTATCAAAAGACAAATCAAGGGCGTACTCTTCATCATCGATTACTAACTTATCCGTTAGCTTTCGCGATAGATCTAGCATGATTACTCAGCCAAATATTTATCGAAGGCCGCCTTTGAGTTTTGATTCTCAAATTCAGAACGAATGCCGGTAATAGTTTCAATCAGATAGAACATGGCGATATTTGTTGATTCACCCGAAAACGCATAGACAAGATTAAATGCTTCTTCATCGTCAAAGATTTGTGTAAAACCTTCTTTCACAAACTCCGTTGCCGCATCAATTGCAGCCTTGTTGTCTGTACCTTGGATCGCTAAGCTCCTAGCTTCCAATTCTTTCCCGACTTCTTCCATGCGCTTTATATTGCTATCTGACATTGGGAAGTTAAGTTGGAATTCACCGAAATCTACAGGGATGACATTGCTACGTTTTTTAATTACTACCATGTTGTTATTTCTCCTTTTTTGAATACGAAAAAAGAGGGCAAGGGCTAACCCCCACCCTCTTAGTTGTCTTATCTTTGTTTTATTTAGTTAAGTTATCCAGTTGTTACTGCTGATGCAGTTTCTGATGAAGCACCAGAACGACTAGAATCTGGTGACGCTGTACGTCCAGAAGTTTCTGAACCAGTGCCAGCGGCTGCTACTGCTGCGGCTGGTGTCCCAGAAGATGCCGCTGGTGTTCCAGTAGCTCCAGAAGCTGCAGTTGCACGTCCAGCCGGTGCTGATGTGATGTCGTGCTTCTCTGGTTTGCGAGACCAGTTAATTTGGAATTTGATTGATTCAAGTTCATGCGCTTCACCCTCGCCAATTTCGACTCCAGACAAACGTCCAAGGCCTTCTTTGTAATATTCGCCTGTTGGTACTACTTCTTTGTACCAAACCACAAGATCATCAGCCAAGGCATCTTCTTTGTCAGCAATAAAGTCTTGAGCTTTATCACCATATTCACGGTGGCCTTCAAATGAGCGTCCACGAGATTTTGAAGTGATCATTTTCTCTTTAGTTCCGTCACCATCAAAGTAAGCGACTTCATCGTCTTCTTCATCGTTTTCTGGTGAAGTTTCTTTGACACCTTTAGCAATCCACATGTATTTATCTTCTGTAGGTGCTGTATCTGGGTGTTCTGGGTCGTAAGCTGCAATGTAGTGCTTGCGAATCGCATTTTTAAATTTAGCCATTAATTAAGGCTCCTTTCTACTTCTAGTCTTGCCTGTAGGTCAAGCAAGTAAATATAAAAGCCCTGCTCGTCGGCATCGTTTAAGCTCGGTGTCTCGACGGTCAAGGCTAGGAATGTATATGAATTGTTCTTACTTGGTAACTCAAATCCGATTTTGGAAAGCTCGGTGTTTATCTTCCATAAGATGGCATTTAGCATTTGCTGGTCCTTCGATTTAATCGCTATCTCATAAGGTAGCGATAGAATCTGGGTGCCAGCCATGTCTTCGTCTTCCACTTTGCCACCGGGCAAGGGATAGACTGAAAGACTTTCGTCCTCCGAAAGATAATCAAGTTTGCATTTCAGCGGCAGTCCAAGCGTGTTGATGAAGTTTCTGAGAACTTCTGAAAAATCGTTGTCGTTCATTAGTTAACCCCCATAGCTTTAATAGCAACTTGTCCCCACTGCTTCTTGTGTTTAGCGGCAGCTTTCTTGTCCCAACGCCCACCAGTTCCAGGTTTTGGTTTATGTGCGAGTAGCCTATCTTTGTTCGCAAAGAAGAACTTTCGTTGTTTCTCTGAGAAGAAGAGCTTAAGTCTACGATTGTAGAACCTAATTCTTGCATAAGGCGTTGACCATACCAACGTATCAACGTTAGAATGTCCGCTACCTCTCAAATGCCCAGACTGTACTGGTGTGTACTTGTTCATATCCAATAGCATTTGATTACTCATTGCTATTTGTCCACGTCTGACCGCTTCGGGACTGCATTTCTTTTCCAATCCCTTCAAATCTACCTTGATAGTCACATCAGCACCCATCAGATCACCTCAACTTCATAGCAGAGTATAGTGTGCTTAAACGGATGGTACTGAGGGATAATTTTACGGATGATGTAGTCTCTGTGAGTGTCATTGACTCGACCATTCAACCAACTATCATCCAACTCAATGGGCGTATATTTCGGATAGACCATGAGAACCGAGAAATGATTCTCAGTCCGATTTTGACCACTGCCAGTGTGAGATACAGCCCTATCAAATCTAACGGGTTTAAGAGTTTTGGGCTCATCATATATTACTTTCCCCCAACCATCCTTCTCTCCCGCTGTTTTTTGAATCGTGACAGTATCAACTAACATACGCTTATCTATCATAGGACACCGCCTTACAGCCAAATCCAGCTAACATAAGCCAGTTTAGAGCGTCAAGAGATAGATTGTACTTCTGACCACCGTTAGACGATTTAGAGCCATTCTGATAGCTTACATGAGTGCGTCCGACAGTCATGCTTGCTAGTGATGTCTTATCCTCAGCGGTCATAATGCCACTAGATTCGAGATAAGCGATTTGAAATGCGACTGCTTTCTTAACAGCCTTCTTGCGTGACTCAAAATCTGTTTCAAAATCGGTGAAATCGTAGAAGTTCTTGATATACAAGTCGACAGCCATCGCTGCACGAGCTTCTAGTTTTTCGAAATCTTCCACTGCTTCAAATCCAAGTTTTAAAAATTCTGTTTCGGTTAAATATGTCATTTAACCACCTCCTTCTGCTATTTTAGGAGGTCTAAGAGTTCCGCTTTGGTAAGCGCTGAAATACCAGTCAAACCTCGTTGTTGTGCGATGATTCGCAAGTCAGCAACGGTCTTGTCTTCCAGCGTTTCAGTCACTTCTTCTTGAACGTCATTAACGGGTGCTGTTTGCTCGCCGTTGAAATGACGACGCATTAACATACCCATTAAGCACCTCCGAATTTAACGACTTTTGAATCGTCATAGAGATAGACACCGTAGTATTCATCACCAGAATAGACAGTAGTTTTTTTCAAGATGTCACGGTCATTCTCAATCATGACATCACGTTTCAAGTTGATTACGAATGCTCCATATTTAGCATCGTCATCTGTGTCCGTTTGAAGTGAAGAGACTTTAACAAGGAAGCCTTTACCTTCTTCAACTTTCTTAGTGCGAACGATTTGCACGCCAGCAACTTCACCGAAAGTACCAGACACGACAACATCAGCACCAACCTCTGAACCTTTGAGCCAGTTTTGACCGGCGTCAGCACGCAATTTGATAGCGTCCTTTGGATTGATAAGGGCCACATAGCGTGCATCTTCTTCGTCTGCGAAGATTTCCAAGGCTTTGTCAATGTTAGCTACTGAAACCGGGGCTTCAGTGATGTTTTGTGTCGCAGTTTTGGCAACTTCAACGATGTCGTTATCGACCTTGTTAGCAATAGCCAATGCAATCTGGTTAGTAGCTTCACCATAGACATTACCGTGACCAACCAAAGCAGCTTTATCAGTGATTTCGATAGCTTTACCTGCTTGCTTGATCTTCATTTTTGTTTCTTTAGTCCCAAGTTGGTCGATTGGAATAGCTTGACCTTCAGTGATTTCAGTGGCATCACCAGAGTAAGTCCATTGTGGGACGGTCAATTCATCACCTGGACGACCTACAAGAGTGGTGTCGATAAATGCAAGAGGTGTGAATTTGATGAGTTTAGGCAATTTAGCTGAAACCATGTCAGCCATTACCTGTGGATTGATGACTTGTGCAGTCGTTGTTGTTCCAAGAACCATAGATTAAATCATCCTTTCAATTGTTGATATAGCTCTGGGTCTTTATCAAAGAGTTCTTGACGCTCATTGATACCCATATGTTTAAAATCTTCTTTAGTGATACCGTTCTGACTAGCAGTTGGGTTTCCACTAGCGAAGATTTTAGGCTGTTCGCTTTGCTGTTTGAAAAGATAAGGGCTTGTCTCTTTCAACCCTTTAATAACCTTGTCTAGTTTAGGTTTCCCAGCTTCATCAAGTTCGATTTCGTCAAAGTTGATGAATTTAGCAAGGTCATCCGAATTGTGAGCGTCCACATCCTTCAAAGCTAGACGAATAGCGTTGGATTTAGTAACTTTCGCAAGATTAGCTTCATTCTCAGTCTTGTAAGTGTCAAATTTAGCTTGTAAGTCCGTCAATTGCTGTTTGAGTTCCTCACTCGCTCCCTCTTTGGCTTGTAAGTCGCTAAGTGCTTGGCTTTGTTGCTCAAGTTGTTGTTTAAGACTGTCGTTTTCAGCTTGTAATTCAGATTTAGCTTGTGCTTTAGCGTTCTCAATCCCAGAACCGTACGCATTCATTAAGGAATCAATCACTGCCTTGTCTTCGATACCAGCTTCAACTAACATGTCACGTTTTAAACTCATGCTTAAAACTCCTTTGTTTTACGTCCAAGGGACTGAATTTGCCTAGTTTTACGACATCCGACAGGTCAAAAGAAAAACCGCATCGAATTCGATACGGTTTCTAGTGGTTTATAGCAATTTATTACATGAAAAAAGCACCTAGATTGTTCTAAGCGCTAAGTTTTTACTAATTGCTTTGCCTTTTCATAGTAAGGCTTTAGGAAATTCTGACACAGTTCTCTATTTTCGGTATCCTCCTCAACATAGAAATAATACATAGGTTCATCATTGATAAGGTCAAAAAGAGGCTCATTTTCTGCCAACCAACCATCAGCAAAAGCCTCATCTTCTCCAAGTTTAGCTGTTAGGTCAAGAAAAAAATCATAGTAATCAATGACATCACCATTCACGCCTTTTTTTAACATGTTTAAGATAATACTTGAATATTTCATTCCTTAATCTCCGTCAATGATTTTGCGGGTTTACTAGTCTTCATGAACGTGACAATCTCATCAGAGTTGTTTTCGTATATCAATAGCAAACGGTTATAGTATTTAGCTTTGCGCCCTTTGTAATCAGATTGATAGTTTAGTGGCAGACTTGCAACCGCCAGGATTGAGTCAAAGTTATACATTATCTGCCCGTTAGGTCTACGCATTCTAGCCATATACTGGGATATAGCGTGACCACCAAACTTTACACCGTGCTCTTTGAAATTGTAATAAGCGTCCACAGCTTGCTGTTTTTGTTTGTCTGTCAGTTTTTCCTTGGTACTAGACCAGACATAAGCTGCAACCTTGTTATCCTGTCTCAAAGACTCTTTTTCAGAACGGCTCAAGCCTTGGAAATCACTATAAGACTTGGGTGCTTTATTTCCCAAATTTTGTAGTATTTCATAGTACTCCTTTTTAGAACGTTTATCAATAGTTTTGTATAACTTTTTAACAGCGTCATCATTGTGGTAGTACTTCTCTCTAGCGTAATCACGATGTAGAAACGGATGTTGTTTGAGATAGTCTCTCATGGCTCCCTGTTGGATCCTAACCTTGCTCTTATACTTGTCTATCAGCTCTTGATTGCCTAGTTTCTCTGCTACATGCAACATCTCCTTAGATTGTCTAATAGAGCGTTCAATGGCTCTCTGCTTAGATTGAGCATTAGCGTTTTCTATTGCTTGCTCTGGCGTTAAGTTTTTCAAGTCATCGTCAATATCTGGCATATAGTTGGCCCCTGGAATAAAAGGGGTCATAGTATGCCCACAGTTTACCCCTTGACATCCTCCGGGTTTACCATAGCCATAATCGTCAAGGGCAAAGATTTTAATGCCTTCTTCCGTCCTAGCTTGACCAGTAGTTACAATCTGATGCTGCAATGGCGCACACATCTCACGAGCTGCAGGCTTCATCGAGTAATAGAACGTATCAATACCCAACTCTTGAGCTGGTCTCATTCGCATTTCATTAAATGTACGTCTAGCAGTCGTCTTGATAACTGTCCTAGCGTAAGCGTCAGCTCTCTGCCTGCGTCCTGCTCTATCAGTGTAGCCATAGAAACCACGCTCTTGAAACTTCATTATCGTTTCATCTAGGGCTTTCTGAGGTGTTGCCATGCCAGTGATTACTTTAGCTACCGTAGTCTCGATAATGTCCTTATACGTTGCTTGTACGCTCTTTGGCAAGGTCGTATTGATAAGGTTATGGACATCATGGATTGCTTGATTAGAGTAGCTGATAAGGTCTTCCATTACCTTGTAATCGTAAGCACTAGAATTTAATTGAGCGTGAGTGTCTTTGTAAACTTGATACCCTTCATTCTCAATGATGTATCTGATTTGCTTTTCAGCAATCCCAGAATATTCAGCAATGAGTTTAATATTGTGGTCATTCAACATACCGACATCAGCCATTTTCTCTAGTTGCCATAGATAAGGCTGTTGGTCGAGGTAATAAGTCCCTCGGTCGTGCAATCGTTCCACAACGTTATCAAACAAGTCATTACATAGTTGACGGTAGATATCTGAAACATTATCAGCCATCAACATCAATTGCTGGTCGTTTAGTTTGATAGGTTTCTTCTTTGCCATAGCCTATCACTCCCCGTAAATATCAACCTCGTCATCAGTCCTAAAACTATCAGCGCTTGCCATAGTTTCATCGTTGATAGATTGATAAATCTCTTGAGCTTTTTTCTCGGTGACGTTAAGAGTTTTCTCGATTGCCATCACTTTCGGAGCAAGACCAGCGGCTACCATCTTAGACCAGTAATCAAACTCAGCGTTTCGGTCAGTGAATACACCATCATCCAAGTCCACACTGATTTCATCCATCGTTGGAATGTCGCCAATGTAGAGATTGTAGATTTTAGCAATCTCTAGGATTGAAATAACTAACTCTTTCAATGACTGCTCGACAAGAGTAGCGATAGAATTACGCATTTGGTAAGTGTCTGATTGCTCTGATACGACCTCAGTGGCAGTCTTCATAGATTTACCGTCGAAGCTAAACATGCCAGCTGACACGCCTAGTTGCATTTCAAATAGGCTCAATCCTTTGTTAATAGCTTTGATATAATCATCCGAACGGATGTCGGTAGTAAGGTCAGTGATGCCGATACCCTTATCTATATCACCATTATCGAATTGCTCGTAAACATTACGCCCTGTCTCAAATTCACGCCTAACGGCAATTTTCTCACCGCTTGCGTCGACTTGCGTGTCAATCATTTGAGTAGGCACTGCCACACGACGCTGACCCATTTTGACTTCCCACATAAATTCATCATAGGTTGTATTGATGAAATCCATTGTGGTTTTAGCGTTGTCAAAGATGGACAAGCCTAAAGGGCTGTTAATGTCCTTGTTATTCATTCCGGGCGGTTTCAAGTATGTGAATAGCGGTCTTGTAAGACCGTTTAACGTTACAGTTTCTTCCAAATCCTCATAGAGCATTGATAAAGGTACACGTTGACCGATACGGGTCTTTGACTCTGACTCGTATAACTCATTAGTTATCGTATAGCTATCCTTAGTCCACTCATGAAATTCAATCAGACTATAGTATTTTACTTTCTGACCTTCTGTTTTAAGCGTCTTGGTGACAATGGCAGCACTTGATACGTCTTGAGTGTTTGATTGCAACGGCAAGAAGACTGGCGCCTGCACAAATGACACTCTGACACGGTCTTCATCAACGTAAGGACGCATAGCAAGCCCACCGAGAGCAAGACAGCTCTCTAGGTAACGTTCAAAGTTCTTGCTAAATCTGTCAGTCTTAAGCGTCTCATTGATGAATTTATTAGCCGTTCCATTATTAACCTGTATCTTTGCTTGCTCGTTGAATACGAGACTGGCCACCTTCTTCGACGCTGTACGTCCGACAGGCAAGTGGTTGAAGTCTCGCTTAACTTGCGTCCCGTTGCTATCTCGATAGGTAACACGGTCAAACGCTCCAGCAAAGTAGCGGAGATTGTCCATAATGCGATTGTATTCTTCGGGTGAGATAGCAATTTTTGGGTGGTCTGTGATACTGTTTAGACTTTGATTAGTTATCACGTAATTACTCCTTTTGAAGATGTTCTTAATGGTCTGTATGATTCCCATTATTAGCTCCTTTAAGCTTTCAAATCTAACGCCCTAGCGTTATCTAAAACGAAATATTTCATAGAGTCGCAACAGTGGTCATCCTCTTTAATAACTTTGGGATCGTCAGAATGTATCGTCTTCTCATCGTACCGATACATCTTGTGTTCCTCGTAGAATATCTTATTAGCTGGAATATCTAAGTAATAGAAGCGTCCTTCAGCTAGTAAGCTGATAACCATATCAATCATGGTTTGATTCTTCTTTTTAGCCACTGGGTGCCAGCGTTCCCTATAATCTTTGAAATACTGATTACGAATGGCACCTTCAGCACTATCGATTGTCATTTTAAGTTTAGGCACTCGGTACTGTTTAAGTACCTTGTCAATGAAATTACTGATCATAACAGTTAATTCGCTAGGCGCCTTCTTAATCACTTGACCAGCGGGACTGTAATAGAATGTGTCTAACAGAATTACATTGCCCTTTGCAGTCAATCCATAAGCGCCGCATGCCGTAGCTGATTGTTGGTGCCCCGTATCCATTGCGAATGATATCCCAATAAGTCTATCGTCCGTTGGCAAGCTATCGATAGCGTGGAATGTGCTCATGTTGTAAACTTGATTACCAAGCCCAACCGCTTCACCAAGGTATAGATAGCGGTAATAATCATAGTCATTCTGTTTGATGCGTTCGATATCCTCCAGCATTTGTTCTGTTACAAAACCCAGCTTATCATCAAGGTAAGTGCTCGAGTGTGCCAGATAGTTCTCGTTAGTCTTAATTTCCTCAAACCATTCATTTATCCAACTATACGGGTTTCTAGGTGGGTTATAAGACCAAAAGAACTGCACAAAGGGGGCTTTCTCATGTTTTTGACGCATGAAAGTGACATTTGACTGGTCAAAGTCTTCAGCGCTGTCAAACTCAGCCGCTTCTTCATACCAGACGGCGATGATATTCCCGATGTCATTTGATTTCAGTTTCTGGAAATCGTCTTGACCGTAGAAATAGAAGGTAGAACCAGTCCGCTTGTGAACTATCTTAAACGGGCTTACAGTAGCCTTAAACTGACTGTCCAGACCAAATAGACTAATGGCCCATTGAACCTTGTTAAACACGCTATCACGTATTGTGTTAGCTACCTTCCGAATGACTACCACGTTAGCTTTTTCGCCTACCATGATGTACTTAATCATCATATAGACAAGCTTTAGCACGATTACCGATGATTTGAAAGAGTTCCGCCCGCCTTTCAGAACGTTGTAAGGCTTCCTGGATTGCCACACCACTTTGAAATGCGGGTTTACGTTTTTCTGAATGTCAATCGTCGCCATTAGGGATATCCTCCCATGCGTTGATGATATTGACGTTCATAGTTCCTTCAACACCGCTATCAAGCTGTTCTCTTAGTTTTCTAATCTCAAGTTCCAATTTCTCGGACTGTTTAGCCGTTGGATAACGTTTCAAGATTTCAACAATTGCCTTGATAACTGTATTGTTGTCAGCCTTCTTCATAAGCCTCTCAACTTCACCAGTCAATGGATTCATCATGAGGACTTCTTCATCACGTTTACCTCTCGCAATGTCGGATAGGATGGACAAGGCTTCTTTGGCATCCATGATGTTCTCATCGTGCATTTTCTCGATTTCAGCAGTGATATAGCTTTTAATTTCAAGTTTTTTCAAGTTTTGTCCAGCGATACGCCCTGCCGTCTTTTCGCTATATCCAGCGTTGATAGCTGCCTGTGTGGCGTTCCCTAACTTGATATACTCGCTAGCAAATAATTTCTGTCGTTGATTTAGCCCAATATGTCCACCTCCTTCGTGCTAGATTTTTGTGCATAAAAAAGACAACCCACAAAATGAGCTGTCTCCGTTTTTTCTTCGATAATACAATAATACCACTTTAAACAGTTGTAAAGCACCGTGTTTTAGCCGTCAAAATACCGAAAATTCAGCATTCTATGACTAATTGACCATTTCTATACAATTCTGCAAATGCTAGGATAGCATTATTTAGCAATTCTTGAAACGCTGTTCTCTCAAAGCCAATAGACTGTGCTATTTGCCAATTTGGTTGGGGCGGATAAGCTAGGTATTTCTCTATCAGTATTCTGCGATAGTCTGGACGGTATAGCCCACTAACTGCTTGCTCTATGGCTTCTAGCTCGTTCAATGCATCCACTCGCCTAACTGCAATATTCTCCACTGGTCTACTTACGCCACTGCCACCCCGTGGCATGAATGTAAATTCCTGTGTAATCTTTTGCTCGGCGCTATCGTGTGCAATCTCTCGCCATCGTGGGTATTCTCGAAGTTTGCGTTTGCAACGTTTGATTGTTGCTTTTTCATCAATTTCCGGCAATAGCATTGTTCTGCCCTCTCTGGTATAATAGTAGTGTTGATTTTCAAAGAGTGCCGGCCATTGCGTCGGTCTTTTTTTTATCTTGAATTGTCAAATTAAGTGCATACTTTCCCCGTAGAATACTTCATAAGGGGTTTTCCAGTCAAGACATTTTCGTGGCCTATTATTAAGTTTGTTCTCCCACAGCT